ATAGCGAAAGCACGATTTGATTACGAACAAGCAAAACTAAAAACACAAGAAGATAAAAATAAAGGATTTGAACTTGGTCCAGGACAAGTACGATATGATTACGATCCAAAGACAGGTAAACCTATAAAAGTAGCAAGTGTCCCACCAAACCCAACAACATCCACAGCACCGGGTACAACCAGGAGTGGTGGTTTAGTTTACTCACCACAAGCAGCAGCAGAAGATTCACAAGCGCTTGAAGCATCAAGAGGAGCAGATCATTATGTTGATCCAAATGTTTATTTACAACTATATCAAGCATGGGTAGCTGCTGGTGGATTACAAAAAGATTTCTTAACCAAATATCCACCAAAGGGATATGTTAATCCAGCAAATACTTTTCTACCTACTTATCTGATGCCTAAACTAACAGCAGCAGAAAAAGAAGCAGCCGGAGTTAGATCACTATAAAACTATGGGACTATTAAATCCTCAACAAACAGAAAGTAGAGGGTTACTTGCAAGGTCACGACCAACAGTTACTCCCACTCCTATTGCACCTACCCCACAACCAACAAGTCTTGCACGAAAGGCTTATAATGCTGTTACTGAACCTTTTAAGAATATATACAATACAGGTGTAGGCGAAATCGCTAGTCAGATGTTTCCAGGTATTCGTGTCTTAGCAGGAAAATTAACTGGAGAGGACACAACACCATACAAAGAACTTCTTGCAAGAAACCAAGCCAACCTAAAGAAACCTATTATTGATCCAGTAACAGGTAAAATTGATAAAGAGGTAATGGATATTTGGGCTAATGCTGCAATAGGTGCATCTAGTGGAATTCAAAAAATAGGAGCTGGAGGTGCAGCCAAAGAGTTTGCAAAACAACAAGCAGCAAAAGCGGCAAAGGCTACGGCAGCAGAAGAATATGCTGTACAACAAACAGCAAAAGCAAGGGGATTAGCAAAAAATGCCTTATCAGAACCAGCAATTGTTCCCCCATCTAATTCGGGGATAAGAGTTGGTGGATTTCTTAGACAACTAAAAACTACTCCTCCAGCAGTTACTGTTCCAAAAACACCTACTACACCTAAATTTATACAACCAGCAGAAACAGGTGTTGTTTCACCTGAAACAAGTCCGGAGATAGACCAGTTAAAAACACAGATAGAAATACTAAAGGACCAAGTAGCAAGTAACCCATTAAGTCAAAACAAAGCAAACGATAGACTTCTTTACAGTAGAGAGGGTGATGTTTTGGAACTTGGTGATGTTAAAACTCCTGCTCGTTCTAGGTTCATTGAGGATAGAATGGCAGAGGCTGGTATTAAAGATCCAAAACAATTTGTAGAGGAGTTTCAGAAACTTAAAGATACAGAGGCAAGAATTAAAGCATTAGAGCAACAGGTTAAGGTGGCAAAGGTTAAGGCACCGGCTATTGCTAAAACTTCATTACAAAAACTTTCCACAAAAGAATTAGTGGATAGATATGCTGCAACCGGACGCGCTGCATTTTATTATCCAAATAAAAAAATAGTATCACTCAATGGTTTAGGTAAAAGCGAAATACAAGGACGACAAGATATGATTTCTTTGCTTTCTAAAGAAGTACCAGAAGTAAATAAACAAATCACTAGAGGTACAGGAGAATTGATTAGAATAACAGATAAAACTACACCAAGAGTTGAATCAGCGATACCACCATCACCTAAACTAAAAACAAGTGCAGAGGGCATACCACTATCTACTAAAAAAATAGAGGCTAGACTTGCACAACAACCACCAATACAACCTCCACCTCCTCCTCGCGGACCAACAAGTGAGTTACCTGCTCTACCACCAAAGGGACAACCAGCAAAGAAGATTCCTTTATCACCACCTATACCAGTACCAACAAGTATTTATGGTTTAACAAAAAGAAATCTTGCACCACTAAAATTTGTTGATCCTGAAACACAGAAGATACTTCGTGACTGGAACGCTAACAAGTTAAAAGCAACAGAAGCTGCTAATAAACTAGCGCAAAGTATAAAGATACCTGGAGATAGTATGGACTTGATAGATAAGTATCAGGCTGGTGAGGATATTCCACAGAAAGCACAGATCAAAAAGATATTTGATAACTTACGAAATGAGGCAATAGCAAAAGGTGCTGATGTTAAGTACCGAGAAAACTATGTACCACAAGTTTATAAAGGAACCCCAGCAAAAATACAGGAGGCTATTTTGGATTACTTACGAGAGCATGGTGTTAATGATGAAATGGCTATGGATTATGTTAATGGTGTTAAACCACTACCAGAAGATATGGCATTACGATTAAAAGTTTCACCATCATTTGAAAAGGAAAGAGTATTTGAAAACTACAAAGTGGCAGAAGAATATGGACTAAAACCAAAATTCACTAAAATATCTGACCTTGCTGGTTACTACAAAGGTGAACTTGAAAAGACTATCAACAACAAAACTTTAATAGATTCACTGATACAACAAGGAAAAGTGGTAGCAGAATTCAAAGCACCAAAAGAATGGACTGTTCTTAATACAGAATTTACTGGCGGTAAAACATACAGAGCATCACCTAATCTAGCTAATGTTATTAACAATATATTTGAAGATCCAAACCAAGCCGGACTATTAAATGTAATTGCAAGAAAAGCTGGTAGAACATCAAGAGTTATGCAAGAAGTTGCCCTCTCTGCTGGTGTACCAGGAACAACTGTTAACTTCTTTTCTATAGGTCAACTGTATAAAGAATTAGCAGCTGGAAACTATAAAGCAGTGGCTGCTTTTGTCCGTGCTAATTCAAACACTGCGACAATAAAATGGTTTACAGAACATCAACAAACATTAGATGATATGGCTGCACAGGGTATAGATGTTACTGACCGTGTGGGTACTTTTGGCAGAGAAAGTGTTAAGGATTTAGTTACATCTGGTGAGTTAAGAAAAGCTGTTGGTGCAAGTCTAGAAAAAGTCTTTGGTGAAAAAACTTTTGATTCAATGATGCCACAACTACAAGCACAGTTATTTGAAGATGTTGCCAAGTCAGGAATAGCACAAGGTTTATCCGAAGCAGAAGCAAAAAAGATAGCCGGTGATGTTGTGAGAAATAACTTTGGTATAAACACTGACGCCTTTGCTAGAGGTAAACTCACTAGTGATGTTCTGTCATCTATCTTTTTCGCACCTAGATTCCGTGAAAGTATTATTGGTGCTTTAAGTAATACTGGTAAGGCTGGATGGGATGTAGCAAAATATGTAGGCACGGGAGGTAAAAGTAAAATTGATCCGGGACTATCACGAAATCGTAGACTACTTGTCGGTATGATACTTCTATATGGTATATATAACGCAATAAACAAACAACAGAATGATCAGTACATGTGGGAAAATCCATCAGGGAGAAAGTTTAGTTTAAGAATACCAAGAGCAAATGGGGAAGTTATATATGTTGATTTCTTTCCAAGTTTCCTATCCTTTGCTCGTAACATAGCATCCGGGGTTATTGCTGGTGTTCAGGGTGATGTATCTACAGCAACACAACAAATAGGTGGAGTATTTTCAATGCCAATGAAAATAGGTTTTGAGGTATTAGCTAATCAAGATTATTTTGGTAATCCTATTTATAAGGATACAGATACTCCAGCACAGAAAGCAAAAAAGATAGCAAAATTTGTAAACCTACAAGTAAATCATCCTTATATTAAGGAAATAATGAATCAAATAGAGCAGAAAAAACCATTGTATCAGTCACTGTCTGTAGCGTTGGAGTTACCACTTAAATTTTCAACTGGAGATAAGGAATCAACATCAAGGTTCTATGATGCTTTGGATGCAAAAAGAATAGAAGCAGCACAAACTAGAAGCGCTTTCACTCCAAAGTTTGATGAAATACAGAAGTTAATTCGTGACGGTAAAATAGATGAAGCAAATGCAAAGTTAAAAGAACTAACTGATGAGGAATATAAGATATATAAATCAATGAAAACTACATTGAAATCTTCGGATACCTTTTCTGGTAAGGCGGCTATGTTTGATACATATAATAAAATGCAGGACTTAATTAAGCAAGGTAAAATAGAGGAGGCAACAACCATCCTAGAATCTTTTTCAAATGAAGAATATAAATACTATCAGTTACTTAAAAAGCAATTTGGTTCTTGACCAACAAGTCATTAAACTGTTTTATTAGTTAACCATAAAATTTATGGAAATTTCAACGCAGTTTATTGTTCTCGTGCCTGTCGTGTTGGGAGTAGTACAAGCAATTAAAGTTGCTGGTCTATCTTCACGCTGGTCGCCTCTAGTATCACTTGTACTAGGTGTCGCAGGATCATTTGTAATAAGTGGTCTTAATTTTAACAGTGCAAGTATCCTACAAGGAATCGTAGCAGGATTAAGTGCGTCTGGTCTTTGGAGTTCCACAAAATCAACATTAGGTAATTGACAAAAAGCTACTGGAGTATAGACTGGGGTTAAATGCCATCAGGAATATATAAAAGAGTTAAGCCGTCATTACTAATGGGGAAACACTTATCTCCAAAATCAGAGTTTAAGAAAGGATCTGTACCCTGGAATAAAGGTTTTTCTTGGTTTGGGAAAAAATATGGTTTCAAAAAAGGTCATGGTTTTATTGGTGGTGGAACTTCAAAAGGGGTAAGAGTATCTATTAAGTCAGAGTTTAAGAAAGGATCTGTACCCTGGAATAAAGGACTTCATGGAATAACAGTGGCGTGGAATAAAGGAATGAGAACCACTATCCCGATTCGTGAAATGGACCACCCACGATATGCAAGTTGGCGAGAAAAAGTATTTAAGCGAGATAACCATACTTGCGTAAAATGTAAAGAAAGAGGAGGAAAACTGGAAGCAGATCACATAAAACCATGGTGTGAATTTCCGAAGTTAAGATATAGAATAAGTAATGGTCAAACTCTATGTAAGCCATGCCACAAAGAAAAAACAAAGACAGACTTGTCAAAGTATTGGAAAAATCAATATACTATGTCAGTAGCTAGAAACTAATTACCTACTGGCTATACCGCTAGGGGGAAAGACTTATTGGTATTGGTTGATCTCCCAGCGATTAGTTGGGGGGACCCTATCTCCCATAGGGTGTGCGACAACAAAAAACCACCGTTTTAATTCATTTTTCGGTGGTTTTTTGATAGGCGACTAAAAGTGACTCGCCTTTGGTCGCCTTTTCATTAAGCGTATATAGAATTGAGTTTTGCCAAGGTCTTGGGACCAACCCTGCCAAAACCAGTCGTTGATGACGATCCTGACGATACAATGTTGTACTTTACTTGGAATTTCTGTACTGACTGTTTAGTTACATTACCAAAGAATAGTGTTGGTGAAATAGTATCTGGGAAACATTCCTCTAGTGTGAGGGCTTTTTGTAGCCACTGCACTTCTGGATCAGACATACCATAGTCTAATGTCTTGGTGAAAGTATGTTTGAAAGGTGCAACGGGAGGATTTCCATTATATACATGGGTCCAACCACTAAAAATATATATGAGAGTTTTGAAATAATCTTCGGAAATCCACTGCCAACCATTATCTCCCGCAGCGTTACCCCATGAATTAAATACTCCTATATGTTTCTTACCACTAATTATCTTTGCTTTACCACAATAGATCCAGTGATACCAAAGATCAGCTCCTGGAACTGGTGGAAATGGAGCAATACTATTCCAAGTTCCATTGTTTGATCCAGTGATACCTATGATCGCCCCACCGTTATCACGAATCGCAGTGGCAAAACTTTCAATATCTGTTCCTATTTGTGCATAGGATGATGCCATTGAGAGTTTGGCATTGTTACGAATCTCATATGTTATATCCTCACTTCTTCGCATGAATCCCTCTTGTGGAGGTTGACCACTATCATAGGAGGGAAGTTTGCTTTCTTCTGCCACACCTTGTTTACAAAAGATGTTTGAGTTATCGCGTCCAGCAGATCCACCACTAGGAACATATGTTTGTGCGTAAATGTATTTCGCACTACGAGGTTCATAAGTATTTGTGTTAAGCGCTTCAAGTACCTCTGCGAGATAACTCCACGCTTGTCCACCACAAGAATACGAACCGTTCTGGTCCTTAACTTTAAGTTTGAAACCTAGTTTTGATTCAATATCAAAACCAGTATTCCAGTCAAAAGGCATAGTGCCATAGCCAACTTCATGCCACTGATAGTCACGATTATCGTAACGATCTTTTACTCCTCCGGGATTGAATCCCTTTTCGTTTGGGTTTGTCATTGTTTATTTGCATTTTAGAATCTGATAATTTCATCATCACCTCTATCTGCAACTTGCGTATACAAGCCACATGGTACGGCTTGGGTGATTCCAAGTCGTCAGCTATGATGTAGAACTTCCTTATACCAGTTTTCTTTCCACACCAACGACAAGGAAGTTGTTTAGGATTTATTTTAGTTTTTATTTTCATTGTTCTTGATTACAATCATCACAGTAATATCTTCTATAGCCATAACAATCAATATGTCCGCCACAGTATTTACATTTACCAATAATGATCCACCAAGATTTTAATAAGAAGATTAAGAATTTTTCCATGTTTTCATAAAGTGATGCCAACATATCGTGAAGTCCTTTATATCCACTGTGTTTCTTTGGTGGTCGTACGGATAGAAATACTCTGGAGCTAGTACACGCACATTTACATCTCCAAGTAGTCTTGGTGTAATTATCTCAATACTGCTCTCAAAGTACAAGCCATCATCACCCTTGAATTTTGCTTCTACTTCTTTCAGATGGTCAGATAATAGATGGTATCCTTTTTCAGCGCCTAACACGGCCGTATTTACAAAGCCGTTATTCTCTCTCCCAGCAAACATACAATTTCCAAGTAGTGAATCAAAGTTTTTACCCGGTAGCATCTCTACATCAGCGTCTAGGTAAATACCTCCCTCCTCTAACAAATAATGGATCCGGAGATAGTCACATGCTTTACCCCACTGTTTTGCAGCGATCGCGTCATCAATATACTTGTTGTGGTAGCAATTCTCTAAGGTGATGAGTTTATGTTCATATTCCGGTATGTGCTGTGAAGCTATACACTTTGCAACCAACACTGGTATTGTGTCGTTGTCGGTCAGCCATACGGTGAAGATTTTTTTAGGGATCATTTTAATAGTGGAAAATACTCGTTAGCTATTTCTAATAAATATTCTTGTTCTTTTTCCATCCCTCTTATTACATCATCAGTTTCTTTCATTCTTTTGTATAGTTCATTTGCTGTCCGTTCCTTAAATTTAATCAGATCCAAAGGTACCATCCTCTTATCTAGTGGAAGATTTGCATATTGTGCATAAAATTCGTGTTTTTTCATTCTAGTTCTTTTAATTTCTTAGCGAGTAATGCCCTATCCTCCTCAACTTTACTCCACCCTTTCTCATACACTTCATCCTTTTTAGCACCTGTAGAGAAGTGGTAATGATGCACGATAGCGTCATCACAGCGCACGGCTTCACCAAGTTTCTTTGCCTTGGCCCATAGGAGATTATCGCAACCAACGTGGTGGAAATCCGTATCAAAGATTTCACCTCCGATTTCTTTCACAAAGTCTTTCTTGATCATGAAGTGTTCACAAATGTTACCCTCATCTGGCAGTATCGCACCTGTGTTAAAAGCTACAAGGTCAAAATCAACGGCATCCTGTAACGCTTCCCATAGACTGTTATGCTCAAACGCTATATCATTACTTGCGTAGACAATGTATTCACCTTTTGCCTGTGAATATCCACGAGCCATTTTCTCTGGCACTGTTCCCTCTCCATCTATCACAATCACCTCTATTTGTTCCTTTGGATAATTCAGTCTTTCTATGCTCTCTAGGCATAGTTTCAGTCCAGCTTCTCGTCCGAGAGTAGGGATAATAAAAGTGACTTTTGGAACGAGATATTTGTACCAAATAGATCCTGCAACACCATCTGGCTTTCCAAACTTATCGTCCACTGCCTGTATCACTCCCATCCAAACATCTGGCAAATAATCATGACCACAGAGAACCATTTTTGCTTTTGGTAGCCACGCATCAATGTCTGCTTTAACATCCTCGTAGGTGTGTCCAGCATCAATGAAAACGACATCAAAGGATTTATCTTCGTAGTCCTTTACAGCATCCATACCCCTTTTTCTATTCACAACCACGTTATCAAATTGCTTTAGATTGTCCTTAAAAACCTTAAAGACATCCTCTAGTTTGGCTAATCTGTTAGTGTCATCACCAATAAAGTCAGATCCCTCCCATGTATCTATGGCCGTTATGTTTCCTCGTGTCCCAGAAGCCCATGCGTGGGTAGAACGTCCTTTCCAACTACCAAGTTCAGCAATATGGTAGTGTCTTTTAGCTGTCTCATATATCCAAGTCAACTCCTCAAAGGTCATCCAACCATCAATAGTGTTTGCTGGATATTCAAAATAGTATTTTGTATCTGCAAGGTACTGTGGATTGAATTGCTGATATTTCAATGCTCTAAGAATGTGTTTTTTTGCTTCATCTATTTTACCGAGAAATCCATAGGCCCAGTACAAAAGCTCATGCGGATACTGTTCGTACATAGCGCGATCGTTGGCATAGTAATCTGTCCAAGGAATTTCTAGTGATGCTTTGGCGTAGACTGTTACTGCTTGTGGATTTTGATTGTGTTTATAGAAAGTTGCTATCTTCAATAACGCTTCACGCCTATTCGGATCAAAGTAAAAAGCTAGGTTGTACCACTGAATCTGTTTCTCTGGTTGGTTCAACTGGCCATGACAGTCACCAAGATAGATCATGGATTGTGCGCGTTCAGCAAGCCAACCTCCCATACCAATGTGTCGCATAAACTCTTTGATAGCGGACTTTGGTCTACTATTCCACATCATTTCACGAGCAAGATAGTGGCTCTGGCGGTCTTTGGAGGGGTTCAAGAAACAGTCTAATGCTAAACCAACAAGATAGTTACCTCGGTGATCTTTTCCTGCCTCCTGCCAGTGTTCCAGGAGGATAGTCTCCGGTCCAACAAGCACACGCTTTGCTTCGCCAGATAGTACTTCATGCACTACACCAGACCATTTTACCTTTCTACGATCAAAGAACTTGGATTGTACGAACTGTACTGCTGGTCTACCGTAACCGTCATGCGCAAAGACAAACTGATACTCAAACTGTTCGTGTCCGGCATCAATAAGAAAGTTTAGCGCGTCAATGTTTAGCTTTGTATACTCCTCATCACAATCCATAGTCGCCACCATATTATTCTCCGCTAGTGATGTTGCATAGTTACGAGCAGAAGCAAAATCAAAAAGGCGATTACTAGGAGCAACTAATGCTTGTTCACCATCAATAATAAATCTGCTATTTATCTTATCTGACATATCTTCGTCTATTGTGGTGATGAATTTTTCACCTACTTCTGTCACTTTACAGCCAAGAGAACGTGCAAGTTGCGCGGTCCCATCAGTGGATCCAGTATCAACGAGGACTACTTCACCTCCACGATCCATAAAGTCTTTCAAAGAAGTCATCATCTTTGGAAGTGTTTTGGCTTCATTTTTACAAATAGCAACGATTGAGAATTTTGGCTTACTTTTTTGTTCTGTTGTATCCATGTAATGTTTTTAGATATTTTTCATCATAATGATAATGGCACTTTGAACATAAACTAATCCAGTCCTCTAAATCTCTGCTATATTTGTGATCCTTATTAGCCCACTGAATTGTTTTTGTTTTTCCACACTCTGCACATTTTTTTGGTTTTCCTTTCTTTTTACCAATCCACCTGTGTAAACCGTCATACCCCACTTTATCTCCTTTCCAGCAAGGATGCTTTTCATCTGATCTTGCTTTACTCATTTTTAATCTAGTTTCAAGAGAATGTTTTTGTACTCCTCTTAATCCTTTATTCCACACTGTTCTTCCTTTCATAGCTTTAGACATTTTTCGTCTATGGTCTAGTGTAAAAGGTTTTCTCTTTTTTCCTTTGAATGGATTTTGTCCAGTTTTGTTTGAGTATCCTGTTGGCATACTTTCATTATACGCTATTGCGAATAATGAAACAACTACCAAGGCACCTCTGGAGGCGGTGTGTATGTTACCCACTCTGCCTCAATTTCTTTGGCGACACGACTAACTAGCGCCATTGTGTTGATAATATCTGACATTGTAATTTTCACTTCAAACAACTCAACATGACCTGTTGGTTTTACTACACCATCAGTGTCTTTGAATGTTTCAATCCATTGTAAGAATACTCTCGGAGGTACTTTCTTATGAATAAGAAAGATGAGCATGGAGTAGAACTTTAACTGGAACCAATTTTGTGCTTTCTTTTGTGTCCATTTAACCTTACCAGTTTTATATTCGCCCAAAGCAAAGGTCTTGCTATCCATTGTGTCCGGATGACTCACAATGCGTATGTCACCATCCTTTGTCTGTAACACACCCTCCATTTCTTTGTCCCGGATGTCGTATTTCACAAGCAAGGACATAGCCATATCAGTGAGCAAGTCGCCTGTTTCTTCGTCATTTTCTAGGGCATCAGCCACTACTTTGCCGTATGCCATACCCTCGTTCATGAAGCGCGCACCCTCATTACGATTAAAGAAAATCTCTTTATACCGTGCGCGATCTGACTGCCACAGTGTTACCTGTGAGTAGGAGAGACAATCAGTTGGAAGTTGTATCTGTTTTCTTTTCTTCATCTTTTTTTATTGCTTTAACTAGATCATCAAAATTCTTTTCTGACACATCTAGTAATTCTTGGTATCCTTTGATAATTTCTCTGTATCTTTTTGTGGAGTGTTGACTGTGTAAGCACCAAAGAAATGCTAATCCGTATCCTATACCAGCCCAAACATTACCGGCAGTAAAGAATACAACAGATCCACCTGCAAGTAATACATAGTTCATAGCTTCTGCAAACATATCTAGTTTTGATTGTTTCATTTGATTTTTAACCACGCTAATAATCTTCTCCACCAAGATAGTTTTTCTTTTGGTAATTCTACCCATTTGAAAACTTGTTTTGGTTTGGCTTTCGCACGAGCTAATCTAACGACACGATTTTTGCGTTTCTTTATTACCTCGTTGAATTTTTTTGTTTCTTTATTCATTTTAGTAAATGTTAACACTATCACCCTCCATGTCACTGTTTTCCTCGTGACAATCAAAACAGGTGTCATATTCTTCTTTCTTGAAGTTACCACACTCACAGATATTGTCACCGGCTTCGGCACACTGTTCACAAACAAACTGTCCATCAATAGCAAACATATCGTCTCCCTCCTCAACGATTTCGCCATAGGATTGACACGTACTTTTGAATTTTGTTTTGAATGGATTTGCCATTATATTTCTATGTTATTGTAATAACCTTTCTTGGTTCTCTCAATGATTAACATCAGTGTTCCTATCAACGCAACCTTTGGTAAAGGATATTTCACTCTCCCTTTTTGATCGTGGAAACTAAAGTTGCGCGCTTCCTTAACAAGTGAGTTAAGATCGTGCATCATACCAATGTGTCCTTGGTCTGGCTTGTAGTCCTCCAAAAATGGTGTTGGTATAGGATCACCTGTCATGATATTGGTAATGCTCTTTGTGGAAAGTGTTTACCAAACTCCATTCCACATGAACATTTGTAATAGTTATCGCACTTTTTATTCTTGCAGTAATAAACTTTTCTATCATCTGACAATGGAAGTGTTACCTCCACGAGCAGAAATCCGCACTCTCTACCATTTGTAATTGTTGTGCAGATTTTCTGTGCCATAGTTATTTACCTGGTGTTATAAACATAGCATCTAGGCCACAATAACTAACGCATGAGTGACCGTCCCACGCCTTGATCTTTTGTAGGGCCACATAGTCAGCACCTCCTTGTGAGTTGATAGCTTCTGCTTGTATCCGGATAGCTTCTGCCTGTGCTTTTGCTGTTTCTATTGTCTGTTGAGCATCATATTTGATTTGCTCTAGCTTATTTTTTGATGCTTCTGCATTTTGCACAGCTGTTACTTTTGCCTCAATCGCCTTACTAAACTCTGGTGAGAATTTAATGTCAGTGACGTTTGATTGTTCAACAACAATAAACTTTCCATTCAATCTCTCATTAAGAAGTGTTGCAACTTTACCAGCAAACTCTGCTCTCTTTGTAACTAACTGTCCGGCCTCATACTGTGCAGAAATAGCTTTGACTGTATCTCGCACAATAGGACGGATAACAATTTCCTCGTGATTTTCCAAAGTTCTGTACTGTTTATAGAGATCAGCAACTTTTACAGGATCAACATGATAGTTCACAACCACAGCAACATTCACATCCTGTAGGTCGGAAGAAGCGGCCGTCAAAGGATTCTCTCTCTCATAAATCACCCCCTGTGTTCTTACATCTATAGAATGGATCTGGTCAATAAAAGGTAACTTGAAATATAGTCCTGGTTCTAGTGTTCCCACTACATTACCAAGTCTTACTTTTACCCCTCTATCTCCGGCATCTATAATCCTGAATGAACCAAAAATGAAGATAAGTGCGATCAGTCCTAAAACAATCCATATTGCTAGTTTACCTCCACGAAAAGTCTCTACTGTTCTATCTTCACCATAACGGTTAACTGTTTTTTTAATAAACCAATCTTCTTTTTTTAACATGGTATTTATTTGTTATTTGAATTGTCCATTACTAATAATTTTTCTATCTTTATAATGATGTTTAGCATGATCCGATCGCGTCATTACTTTAAGATTTTTTATTCTATTGTCTAATTTGTTTCCGTTTTTATGATGAACAATCTCTGATTTTAATAATTTTCTACCCAAGTATTGTTCCATAATAACTCTTTGCTTTGATATATATTTTCTTGTTTTTCTATACAAAAAAATATATCCATTATCTATTTTTTTACCACCTTTCCATAAATGACTTTTCTCGCCAAGATGAGCTAACCTCATTTTTTTACGAGTTACTGATCCTGGTATTCTTCCAAGATTTATTTTATTTCCTTTTTTGAATAAAATTTTTGGCATATTATCTTGAACTACCCACTATACTTTTTTCTTTAAAAGTTTCAATTCCTGGAATTATAATCTTTTGTCTTAAAACAGCTTCTGTCACTTTAGTCATATCAACTATTAAGTATTCTCTAGGAACTAGACTCTCATCTACAACTCTGACTTTTGTGACTACACGGATAGATGTCTTTGCTTTTTCACCGGCAAAGGAAGTTTTGGCATCACCAATATCCTCCATCTTTTTGACGGCAGTATCCATACGCATAGTTCCTTTCTCTACTCGCGCTTCCACTCTCTCTTTCTCTTTTGCAATTCGTTCATCCTCCGCTATGGTGTAGTCCAGCATTTTTGCCTTGATGGTTTTTTTGGCTTCTGCATGACCTACCTCCAATGGTTTGAACAATTCTCTGGCAGATGCTAGAGCCGACATAAGTGGTCTAGTTATCATCTCCTTTCGTTCTATAATTCCTGTTTCAACTTTCTTCACTGCATCCAACAGATCGGCACCTTTTGCCATATCCTCATCAGATGCAATCACTAACTCGTTGGCTTTCTGTTGCACAAACAAGATTTGTTTTTTGTACTCTGCCACAACTTTTGTGGCTACTATTGGTTGTTCTTTCATTATTTGTTGCTAATTTGCTGTTAATACGACCCTGCTTTAACTATAAGCAGAATAAGATGGTGGAAGTCGGTCCACCAACCTATCTACTTACCGTAGTTATCAAACTTCTGATCAGGTGTTGTTTGTGCATCAATCCACTCTGTATCCATCAAAGGTTGATTGTCATCTCCCTTTGGTGCATAAACACGAATGTTTTTAGCAGGTGCAAACCCTTTCGTCTTGCTTGGTTTCTCGTCTATAAACTTGAAGCCAATCTTTTGACCAAGTTTAATGTTGCGCATTTGTGTATCAATACCAACCTTACCGCCAACTGAAAAGATTTGATCTGCTTCAATTACGATAGGCTCTGGCACGACCACTTTTTTGTCGTCTGTTTCATGGAATGAACCACTGTCCGCTTTCATTTCATAGACCCAAACTAACTCGCCCTCTTTACCCGGTATCATTGATTTCATTTGTCGTTTAGAGATCAGCGTACCAAATATCTTGTCCTCTAAAGGAACATTGAACTTGACCCAGTTTGATTGAACTTCATTACCCTCATCATCCCACGCACTTGTTTTTTTTGTCATAAATTGTTGTATGTTAATTGTTATTAGTAGATAGTCTGCATTTCCCGACTAAAACGCAGATTAGCCAACTCACTGTGACGGTAAGTTGGCTAATCTATTTTTTAATCCACTTTGGAATCCAATCTTTTGGCATAGTTATTTTTATTCTTTTTATAGCAACCCTACTCATACCAAAAATACGAGCTATCTGTGCATCTGTATAGTCCTGTAAGGACAAAGCCCAGACTAACTCATCTCTTTTATCTTTCAAATGTTGTTCTATTTCTGCCATGTGTATATAATAGCACCATACCTAGTGTTACAACAAGTAACGCTATCCACAGGTATCTTGTTACAAAGTTTTTTAACGATATGCTATCATTCAACCTATGCAACGACCAACGCAATATATAGCACACTTGGATAAGTTTATCTCGCCCTATGGTGTCTATTCTTGCGAAGAAATTGACGACTTGGATAGAATGGAAAGTGCGTGGCGTGAAAGTTTACCAGATTATAATCTAAATCAATTACTTGAAATCTTCCCGGAAGCAAAGACTATTGTAAAAGGGAAATTGAAAGAAGAAATAAAACAATGTAAGGAGGATCTGCAAGAAGCAGAACGAGTAGAAATAGAGGGTAAGAATATCATAGAGTGGAAAAGCAAAACAGAAAATCACTGGTTCTGGGAGGGAGTGCTTGAAGCAATAATTTTAGCTCCACTACGAACAGTAAAACTGGGAGAGGATCTGGGTAATGGTTGGAGAAAATCAGAACCATACGATAGAGAGACGATTATTAGGCGCAATTCTTTTTTCTTGGCAGGAATGAAACGAAAGAAAGAAGTTAAGACTTCCGGTGTAACAACAGAGCAAATCTACACTGCTAAACAGGTCCCGATACGCAACTTTATTAAAACAGATCGTAACAACAAAGCCGTGTGTATTTTTCATAATGACAAACATCCATCTATGCACATTTATAAAGACAACAACTATTATTGTTTCGTGTGTAACGCCTCCGGTGATGTTGTAGATGTTGTTATGAAACTCCGAAATATATCTTTTATTGATGCTGTTAAATCTCTTATATGAAATTAAAAGACATCAAAAAAGAGTTGGAAAAGTATTATGTGATAGCAGATCCATATGTAGTTGAAGTAATTTTAGCCACTCTCATTGGTAACTTAATAATCCCTCGCGATCCTTTATGGACCATGCTCGTTGCATCTTCCTCTGGTGGTAAATCTTCACTCATGGCTCCGTGTGCTGGAGTACCAAGTGTCCACTTTATTGATGATCTAACTGAAAAAACTTTCTTGTCCGGTTACAAAGCCGGTAAGAAAGAAGTCAGTTTGCTAAAAGCCATTGGTAATGGTGTGATGTGTTTTTCTGACTTCACATCTATCATATCCAAGAACCCAGTATCAAAGGGTGAAATCTTGTCCCAGTTTCGCTTAATCTTTGATGGACACTTTAGTAAGCGCACAGGTACTGGGGAGATTACCTGGGATGGCAAAATGGGCTTTCTGGGGGCTTCTACGCCTGATGTCTACTTCCAGTTGGAGCAAAGCAGGTCTATGGGAGAAAGGTTCCTATACTACGCTATAAGGCAACCTACGGACCAAGAGATAGTAGCCAAGCAGGAAAGCGTAAAGAAGTCCTCCAAAGAGATTGCAGAGATCCTAAAGCCATTCTACGCAGGGTATATGGCAAATGTTCGTGACTGGGCTATTGATCACGGGATGCCTGAACTAAAAATGACTGACGAACAAAGATACAGAGTAGATAAGTCTGCTATCTTTTGTGTGTCTGGTAAGACTTCCATTCACCTAGATTTTAAGTCTGGTCGTCCTGATGCTATGCCAAACCGTCCGGGCGTTGGTCGTGACCGTAAAATGTTTGATACCATGCTCCATTCTTTACAGTTGATGAACTGCTACGAACATAATGATCCAACACTACCGGTCCAAGATTGGATGATTGATGTGATTGATAGAAGCGCTTGGTCGTCTATCAGCAGAGAGAGGAGGAAGTTGTTAGAGATCCTAACATCAAGCAAAGTTCCAATGAGTGCAACACAAATAGGTGCGTCAGATAACTTTGGTTTGCAAAAAGAAGCAGTTGAAAAATATCTTGCTCCTCTCTTTGCTGTTGGAATTATCAAGAAGCAAGTCAACAGCAACAAACATAAATGGTTTATAGATGATGAGGATACTGTGGCTTTCGTGCAGAGAGTATCAGAAAGTCCAACACCAGAACTGGCACCGGAAGTTGAGGACGAGGACGAACCGGTCCCGCGAGATAAAGAAGCAGAGAGTAAAGCCGAGAAAGAATTTAAGAATTATTAAAAAAATATATGAGTATAAAAGGATACAAAATTTATAAAATACATTACAAACATGAGGAACTGGTAGATACTTTAGTTGGAACACAGCCACGCAAGTACCTAAATGAGTTAAGGAAGAAAAGATATATCGTAAGGAAAATAAAGAGATGAGATATAATCCGCGATCAAGAGGTCCAAAAGTATGGGTAGGGAAGTGTAAATACTGCCCTGAACAAGCCGGTTTTGGTAGAATCATTTGTCGCGATTGTTCTTGGAAAATAATACAAAGAAAAAGAAATGAAAACACTTGATTCTTTTGGGAAATAGGGATATACTCTATCTATGCCAGAAAGATTTACAAAACCAAGAAAATGTAAAAAATGTGGGACTTCTTTTGTGGGGAGAGATAAGGCTGGAGTAATTGCAAAATACTGCTCGGTTCAATGTCACTTGAAAGTGGTACGCACAACGGAACATCAAAGTAAAGCTGGAAAAATTGGAAGTCTTTACGCCATCAGTTTGCGTGGGACTGGAACAAAAGGATATATAAAAGAGTTTGGGAAACACCAGCATAGATTAGTTATGGAAAAGAAAATTGGTAGAAAACTAAAAACTAATGAGATTGTCCACCATATAGATAATAATAAACACAATAATAATCCAAAAAACCTACAATTAGTAACTCGTGCAGAACATATGAAAATTCATGTCCATAACAAATTTACAAAAACTAAACCTGCCAAAAGATAAAAGTCTTTTTGCTCACCAAGTGCGCTTTATTGAAAAAAATCCAGACAAGGCTATGTTGGTACATGAAACCGGAACTGGAAAATCAATCACTGCTATTTGTTGGATGAAATTACGCCCAGAAACAAAGTTTTTAGTAACTTGTCCTAAAGGAATAATTGAGAAATGGAAGCGAGATATAAAAGAATGGGGAGATCATTTGATGGTGGATGTTTTTTCACGAGATGATATAAAGAAAATTGACTTGAAAAACTATGGAGGAATTGTACTAGATGAGGCGCAAGACTATTCATCACCACTCTTTGACAAATCCCGGTCCAAACGGGCAGAAGTAGTTTATAAATATGTTAGAGAACATCCACAATCCTATATCTTGCTTTTAACGGCTACTCCGGTCCGATCAACTCCTTGGAACATCCATACTCTCGCTTGTTACCTAAAAATCTTCTGGGATATACGGGACTTCCGTAATAAGTTTTTCTTTATGACCGACAAGTTTGGTATCTACCACTACGAGAAAAGATATGGATGGCAGAAAATGATACGACCTAATATTGAGGGTATATCAGATATTGTTCTGATGTCTGACTGTGTTGATGTCCCTACCCAGCACCACCGAACAATACAGATACCGTGGACAAAGAAACAGGAAGAAGAAGTAGCAAGTCAAGATTATGACAGCCCTATTGCCGAGTGGCATAACCGACACCGGATAGAACAAGGAGAACCTAAATGGAAGAAGTTAGAGGAATTGTTAGATGGATACCGTAAAGTGATTATTGTTTGTCATTACCGGTCACAGATAGATGACTATGTTAAAAGGATTGGCGACCAACGACTTGTCTTTGTTTTGAATGGAAGCGTTAAGGATCAGGACAAGGTAATTGAAGAAGCAAAATCTGCTGACGACTGTATTTTCATTATCCAAGCACAGATGGGCGCTGGTTTTGATGCTGGAGAGTTCTCTGTTGTTATTTTTGCCTCAATGTCTTTCCGATATGTTGACTATGTTCAAATGAAAGGACGAGTGAAGCGTATCAACAACCTCCATGAGAATACTTTTATCCACCTTATTGGTGGTGAGAACGACCAAGCAGTTTATGATACAATACAGACTAACAAAGACTTTGATGTTCACGACTACCTTGCCAGAACTTCCTCGCAAGTTAAACAAGCGCGAGGCACACATAACCCCGACCGTACTAAAATGGTTCCAGAAGAACTACCCTTTTAGTGTTGCCCTAGAAATAAAAGCTACTAAAACTAATTCTATTCCGGCTAGTGCCTTAAAGGATCACCAGAAGAAAGCCCTGATAGCCTCGTCCTCTACCTCCGGACTGGTGTACAAGATCCCTGATGCCAGTCACCTCCGGCTACCCTTTGATGCCTTTATGCTAAAACAGGCACACTCTTTCGTAGTTGCCTGTTTTGTATCGCATGGTATATGCCTTGTTATTGATCCACATAAGTGGACTGGTGCTACTCCGGATAGCCAGTGCGAGTTTACTATCCCTTTTTAACTGGTGGTGGTAATGCTGGTACCTGCATGTTTCTGTAAATGTAGTATGCCTCCCACTCATCTTTTGTGTAAAGGCTCGTGCCTCCGTCTGGGGATGGATACCATAGATCCTCCTCCGGCTCATCATCCTCATCCTTTTTCGGTCTACCAACCGGCTTTCTGTTTCTCTCCTGTTCTCTTTTCTTCTTCTCTTGGTTAATCAAATATGCTATGAAGAAAGTAAGATTTGTCTGTCCGTCCTCTTTCATTAGTTTTTCTAGTTCAGCATGTTGGTCTATACTCAAAGATGCTGTAACCTTTCGTCTGTTTGTTGTCATATGTTCTATTATATTATAATGGCTACTCGTAATCAACCTCCTCATCTACTTTCAGATCCAGAAAATCATTAAGGTTCTCTCCAAAGATCTCAAATTCTTCATCTGTTAGTTTCTCCTTATCATCATCACTGATATAAGGTTCTTCTATCTCGTCCACCTCACTGGTTTCATAAACTCGTACTTGGACACTCTTACCCTCCTTACCTACCTTAAAAGTGTGGTCTATTGTTTTCCGGCTATAAACTATATCCTCGTCTATTTTTTTTATTTTCATTTTATTTATCGTTTATTGTTAATGTTATAAAGTCCTCCAACTCGTACCACAACTCCCCTTTAATGTTTTTTACCCTATCGCATATCTTTTCCAGTATCTTGATCGCTTTCTGTCTATCCGTATGCTCTGCATCAAAAATACCAAACACTTTTTTCTTTTTAGGTACTTCCCTATCTAGTGGATGTACTTTCATAAAGTTCCCTTGTTTTGTTCCCCATTTTGCTTTTGGTACGCCTGTACCATCTTTAGTTTTTGTAGTCATATTTTTGTTTAGTTTTCTTATAATGGTTTATTGCCTCCACTCTGTTCCACTCCGCAGTTTCGCCTTGAAACTCTGTTCGTTTGATACCCAACTCGGCATTTGATAACTCTAAAGCACAAACACCACATATATTCCCAGTGTAGCCACTACCCATAAACATAGGTGATAACAACTCACTTGGTATTTTTCTTTTACAATAAGTACATTTATTCATACATTTTTATTATTTCTTTTAATCTTTTCCTAGTTACAAGTGCATATCCAGTACAAACAAAATACCTTTTGCTCTTTAGATACTTCTTTACTGGATGGTTGTACCTATAACTTATTTTTATAAGTTTTTGCATAGTTAAAATATCATTGAATAATCTTCACCTCCGTCAATAATCCTTTCCTTAACTGATTGCCTTGTTTCTGGACTTAACTTATCTGCTAGGTGTCTTTGGTTGTTTACATCAAACATAGCCACCATATACATAAAGTTATCGCTTATGTTACCTATATCTTTTATTGCGTTCACTTTCTCGTCTACATATCCATACTCGTTACTATGATTTTCTTTCCATACTTCTATCGCTTTCTCTTTCAACTCAACAAACTGCTCGTCTGTTGGTGGTGTGTAATATAATCGTGTCATTTTAGTCTGTTGTTATTTCGTGAATAAACTCTCCGTCCTTACCTACATAGGAGGATACATACTCTCTCGGATCTTTGTATATCTTACTACAATACTCCCACTCGCCTTGTACCCATCCATAGTTCGCACTGACATCCTCGCCATACTCCTTTTCTATAAAGTCTATATGTGCGTCAAACAACTTTTCTTGTACTTTCTCTATATGCTTTTGCATTTTAGGTGTTAATTTTTTCATATTGTTATGGGTTAAACGGATCGTCTGTGTTAGTTACATCATAAACATATGATATTTCCGGTACTGTTTCGTCCCGATCAGTTTCGTAGTAGTGATAAGTACCATTACCTAGTACCTGTTGCATTACTGGTTCTGCTAGTTCTTTTGCTTTGTCCTCACTTTCAGCGAGTACATCAATGCAATACTTTACTGTTGCTTTCTCTGTAAACTCTACTTTGTATTTGTTCATGTTAGTCTATCCAAAATGTCCCACAAGTTTCGCACTTGTTACCACATGGGAAGTTATTGTTATATGGTTTTTCTCCTTTGTGTCTGTTCCAGTTCATATCACCATAAGTACAAGTTTTGGTCTTGTTCCAGTGATCCTGTAGCCTTTGTTCTCTCTTTAGTGTTTCACTTGTTACCGGTAGTATAAGTATTTCATCTTTATGTTGTGTATCACTTGTACCTATACTTGCATCATCATAGCCAGTCTGTCCGGCTATACTGTCCCATCCATAGCCATTACCCTTTGCCTTATCCAGATAGAAGTTCTCTATAAACTCGGCTTTAGGAATACACAAGTTAAACTCGGCATTTTCACCTAGCCAGTTAGATCCTTGTACTCGGTCTATGGTAGAAAAGTATGCACCACCTATTGTTATGTACTTTGCATCAGTATGCAGTGCTTTGTATAAGTCCTCCACATCCACATTAAAGTAAAATGACACCGGTGATCCGTAGAATTGATTAGACAAAACATAGTCTATTTCTTTCTCTTGCTTTTCACCTATAGCATATTTTGTTTTTAGTTCCTGTTTTTGTTTGTCCCATTCATCCTTATTCATATCCTCGTATGATCCGGAATAGTCCTGTGTTTCTATGTAGCATAATTTGTCACCAGTGTTTTTAAGTAAGTCCTGTACCGGAGTGCTAGTATCGTTCTCAAACAACCAGTCGTTCATGCTATCTCGTACCTCATCAGTCAATTCATCTATATTGTTATCTTCTGTATATTTACCAATAATATAGTTTATTGTTTCGTACTGTGAGTCCGGCATCCAGTCACCCTCGTAGTCACCATCCTTTAACACTTTCTGTAAGTCGTTCATATCCTCAAAACAGTCCCTGTAGTCTATGTATATAAGATCCACACCCTTTGGATGTTCTTCTTTCAACCATGCAATAGCATGGTCTACACTATCTTTGCTTTTTGTTATTGTTTTCATAAATCTAGTGTATATATAAAATATATACTTATTATTATTGTAATAATTGCTATGATAGTGGCTATCCATTGAAGTATAGTTATCATATATTTATAGTAAGGCATGGTCTATACCTTTTTCTATTTCTCTAAAGTTTTTTGTTTCTATGTGTTGAGCCATGTTTGTCTGCTACCTGTTAAGTCCACAGTAAAATGTCCGTAGTCACTGTTATCACCCTCTGTTGTGTCTTTTGCGAGATATAAACTATCTTCTACTCTAGGCATGTCTTTAGTTAAGTAGCGTATAAAGTCCACCATGACAGTGTTAGGTTCTAACCGGTCTATTGGTCTTGATATAAACTTATCCTTACCGGCAAGTTCTGTTGTTAGTTCTTGCATGTACTTATCAGCTATCTCTTTTAGTCCGTCACCTCCCCAGTGATCAAAAAGCACCACGCTTTCGTCAGTACCATTTGAAAAGTTCATTGATATTCTTGCACCCATGTTATTTATATTAAGTTTATTAAGTAATAAGTGATTATTGGTATTGCTATGACTAGTAGCAATAGTGTAATAAAGCCTATCCAAGCGTAAAACTTGCGTATTTTGGTATATTTCTTCATGTGTTAATTTATAAACTCATTTATAAAGTTCTATCATCTTTTTGTGTTGCATGTTGTTGTTATTGTGTCACTGGTTTTGTTTTCGCTAGGTTTTTGCGATCCGGTGGCTATTTGCTTATAAAGTCTATTACTAATTGCATAAAGTCTTTACTTTCTATATCTTGCAAGGATCTAACACCGGTTATCTTTGGCAGTCCGGTTGTTGTGTAGACTTGCTTTGTTTCTGTTACCTTGTGTCCGGTTGCTGTTTCTATACCGGCAGTGAAACGAGTTTCCCCACCGAAAGTTTCTCTAACAGTGTGGCTCATGTTGTATTGTTGGCTTGTGTCTATCAAGTCAATTTTCCATATACCATAATTCCAGTTAGTTTGGCTTGGGTGGTTATAGCCTATTTTAGACAGTGTGACTATTTTCATGTGTTTTTGTTTGGTTGATAATTGTTGTACGACCTTTGATTGTAAGTATACACTGTTAGAATATAGAGTACAAGTGTTAGAATTGTGGATAATGCACGAGAACACAAAAAGGCATGGCTTGTCAAGTTTTTGCACGATTATTAGCCGTATTTTCGGCATTGTGTTGGTGTCTTTTCAAGCCCTCTCTCTATTTTAATAAATAATAATATATATATATATATATATATATCTATTATATATAGTGATTCAGGGGATACGCTTTCGTTATTATATGGCTATAAATTGTTTTTGTAGGTATTCTTGGGTTTTGGCTTGGTTGGGTTTGGGTCTGGTTTGGGGATCGTGTTTCGGTGGCTAAAGTTTCGGGGATCGGGTTGTTGGTCTTGTCTTTAATATCCCCCCCCGTTTTTCCACAAAAAAAACGGCACATCAATTGCTAGTGTGGTAGTCCACACTAGTCCATTGAGTGTTGCATTTATACCAATAAAGTAATATCATATAGGCATGGTTGTGTTGGTAGTTGGTAGTGAGTAAAGTTTTTTTGAGTGGCTACTGTTTAGAATTAGACCCCCCCACCATATAGAGAGCCACCTAGTTTATAGTAAATGTGACTCCCCCCACCTCCCCCCATAACCTCTGTAACTATTTTAATAAAAAAAAATATATTTATTTATATATAAGTACCCCCCCCACCCCTTATGGAATCTCAAAATTATAACGAGCAAATCAAAAAAAAATTTTTTTCAAAAGATGGAAAACCTTTGTTTGTAAAGGCTGTACCACAGATAGTTAAGGATCCTTACAAACCTGATGGTAGGGCTAATAATCGTCCCCCACCACCAAGGATGACTATTAAAAAACCTAAAATTGTAGATGCACATAGACAGATTTTCCAAAACTATAAGGACCAAGGATTTCGTAATCTAGGTAAGGCTATCCGTAAGACGGCTGTTTATTCTCCTCATGTTGAAAAAAGGGTTGGTCACATTACCCACACAAAATCGTGGCAGTTATTGATGCAGGAGTACATGCCGGAGGAGCATCTAGCTAAACGCCACGCTGAACTCTTGGATAAGCGAGAGTACCGCAAGGTGACTGATGAACAAGGTCAGTCAGTTGAGGTGGATAATGGACCGGAAACAGCGGCAGTGACCAAAGGGTTGGAACTGGCGTATCGCCTCCGGGGGTCGTTCCAAAAGGAGGAGGCATTGGCACCAAGTACGGTGATGTACAATTTATTTTATAAGCCCGAAGTCCGAGAACAAATGAGGGTGTTTGAGGACGGAATTAAACAAAGTCTATTACATGAAATCAATAAAAGAAATTTGGCGGACATTGAAACCGAAGAAGAAAATCAAAGCAACCTTAACGGATCTGGACCTCCAGAACTTGAAGCGGAGCCTGAACAACCAGCCGTTGATAACGGAGGAGGAAGCGAATCAGAAAGTGGAGGGGGTGTTTCTGGAGGAGGGGACGGAGGAGGAGTACCAGACATACGACAAGGAGGAGAATAAAGGATGGGGTAGTTTTATTAAAGGGATACTTAATTTAGACAAAAAAAATGAAACCAACAACTAATCGTTTGTTAGTGCAGATAATTAAGCAGGAGGAGGATGTTACAAAGGGCAATATGATGATGACGGCTTTAGTGCTAGACACTGGACCGGATGTGAAGCACATAAAGCCACAGGATGTTGTGGTGTTTTCACCATATGGTTTTGACGAGGTGATGGTAGGGAAAGAAAAGATGGTAATAATTGACGATACACTAATACTCGCTATATCCAATGCAAAATCCATTAAAAAAGCTAATTGATAGGTATGATCAAAGACGCAGGGACCGTGCTGCTAAAGAGGCTCTTGAAAAACCTTTCAAGGATAGAATGGAAGTTATTTTTTCTGCTCCACGATTTACAAAGACAGATTTCTGGTGCAAGGTTTGTCAGAAAGATTGTTCTGGTACAGGGTATAGACAGGTTCAAACTCACCGTGAGAGGTATCCTACTGCTTGGTTTGTTGGTTATTGCCCTGTGGGTCACAAGGTCATCCGGAGGATAACGGATAAAAACACGGATCCGTACTACGATTTATCATTTATGGTAAAGCGGATGAGGTACGATATGCGTGATGATTTGCTAACACCGGAAGATCCACGGTTTAAGGTACTGTATCCTAAAAAATGGGAGGAACTAACTAAAAATCAAAATGTATAATGACGATTTTAGAAACCATTTAGATAAGTTCACGCAAGACGCCTATATTATTAGCGACCCACCCTACAATCAAGATTACCACTACAACAAGTATGCTGACACCATGAACATTGATGACTATGCTGAAATGCTACTTCAGGCATTTGGTGGTCATAAGGCGGTGGTAATTCACTATCCAGAGGAAACAATAAACATTCTTGGAAAGATATTAGACAGATGCGACCAGGTTGTTACTTGGGTCTACAACAGTAACACCGCAAAACAATCTCGTCTTATTACTTGGTGGAATTGCAAACCTGATTTTAGGAAGATACCACAGGAATATAAAAATCCTACAGATAAACGAATTGCTAAAAGAATTGCAGAGGGTAAAACTGCAAAGTCATACGATTGGTGGAACATTAACCAAGTGAAAAATGTTAGTAAGAAAAATAATCCACACCCTTGTCCCATACCTTATGAATTAGCTAGGCGGATTATTTTATCTACAACCAAAGAGGGGGATTTAATTATTGATCCGTTTGCTGGTAGTGGAACTATTTTGAAAGCAGGAGAAGATTTGAATAGAAAAGTGTTAGGTTTTGAAATTGATAAAAAATACTGCGATTACTATGGAGAAAAAAAAGGAACAACAAGTTAAAAGCTCGGATCTCTCCATACTCACTTGGATATTTGAAAATCAGGTTGTAAGTGAGAAAGGTGAGATGCTGGATTTTGCGGACCGTCCATTTCTTATAGATATTCTGACGGACTGGTCAGATGAAATTGTTATTAAGAAATGTGCGCAGATAGGAGGGTCCGTATCATTCAACCTAAAGGCGTTATTCGCTATTATTAAATTTGGCTGGAACATCCTCTACACTTTCCCTACTGACAGTGATGTGCAGGAGTTCGTTTCTTCTAAAACAAACAAGATTATAGCCGCCAATCCACAAGTTTTTGGCGGTATGAACACTGACAACATTGAGAGAAAGGAACTCAATGGAAGATTTATGTTCTTCAAAGGAACGGTGTCAAAAACGGCAGCGATTATGACCACAGCGGATCTACTTATCCATGATGAGGCATCACGCTCTGACCAGAGCGTGATAGATACCATGAAATCTCGTATCAAAGCCAGTAAGTTCAAAGGGCGCTGGTTGTTTTCTAACCCTACAACTGAAAAGGATGCCATTGATATTGCGTGGAATAAAAGCGACAAAAAGGAATGGATGGTTACTTGCCATAAATGTAAGCACGAGCAAACACTTACCTTTCCTGAAAGTATCAACATAGAAAAGAAGTTTTATCAGTGCAAGGAATGTAAAAACAAACTATTCAAAGCTGATCGTAGGATGGGACGGTGGGTAGCACAGAACCCCGGTGCCTCTATTTCTGGGTATCACATTTCCCTACTGATGGCGCCTTGGATAGATGCTGTGGAAATCATAAAGGATAGTGAGGGGGACCAGGAATACTTCTACAACTTCGTTCTAGGTGAGCCATATTCTCCCGGTGATATACGCGTGGGACGATCTACCATCTTGGATAACTGGACGCCTAGGAATTTGGAAACGGGCAAGTGGTTTTTGGGGGTGGATGTTGGAAATATCAAACATTATGTTCTTGGTAGTGAACTGGGACCGGTAAAAATAGGGCGGTTTACCAAGTGGGCGGATCTGGACGATATGATGAAGATGTACAAGCCTAAACTGGTGATAGATGCCATGCCGGATAACACTATGTCCAAGTATTATGTGGAAAATTATCGCAACGCGCAGATGTCGTTCTTCCAAGAGAACAAAAATAACCCTAAAACTATAGTCTGGTGGGGTGAAAATGACAAAGCTGGGGTGGTTTACTCTAATCGTAATAGGATTTTGGACCAACTTATTGACGAAATACTCAATGCCAAGATTTTATTTGGTCTGTCCTCTGATTCCGAGATAAAAAACTACCTAAAACACTGGGAAACACTGCGTAGAATCAAGATTACTGACAACAAAGGCATTGAAAGTTACCAATGGGACAGCACCACTGGTGAGGACCACTATGTTTTTGCAACTTTGTACTACTATCTTGCCACTCTTGGTGGTTTTGGTATCGGTGCGTTTACTCCGGAGGCGTTACGCGGAACAGAAAGTAAAATCTTGATAGGGCGTGACAATGTTGTGGGTGATCTCGGAGAAATTCTTGCAAGTAACAACGGTTGGGACTACGAGGAGAATATGTAATCCACTTTTCCACAGACTTATTAACATATTTCGTTTGACTAATATGATATGATTATGTCATGAAAAAAATCTCCGAGTTTAGTGATAACCAATTATGTAATCTTATTGATAACAGATGGAAATCATCTGAAACAGTATGGGATGTCGTTGAGAGAACTTACAACATCAACTTAAAAATCTATCAGAATGAACCGGAGTGGCTAACAACAATACCGAGAAAGAAAAGTAGAGTTCGTGCAAATAGAATTTTCGTAAATATGGAATCAGTGATTAACTCTTTAATCGCTAATGTTCCAAAACCTCTTGTTCTTCCTGGTCGTGAAACACCGGAAGCGAAAGAACTTGCACGACTTCAAGAAAAGTATTTTCAAATAAAATATACCGAAAGGAATGTAAAAGAAATTATGCGTAAGGGTTTGCGTAATTTATATTTTGGACGACTGATAATTTTGAAACCATTTTGGAACGCGAAACTAAACGATTTTGATACACGCGTTATTGATCCACGCAAAGTTAGATTTTTAAAAACTTCTACAAAAGAAGATGATTCAGAATTCGCCATTGAAGAAATAACAGATACACTTTCATCTGTTCTAAAAAGATTTCCATCAAAGTCAAAAGATATTTTAGAAAAAGTTGGAATGGAAAGTGATGAGGATGTTTTAGTAAATAATCCGGAAGTAAAATACTTGGAGGCATGGTGTTGGGACTATGTTATCTTCAAAATGGATAACCTTATTTTAGGTAAAATCCGTAACCCATATTGGGACTGGGATGGTATCAAAATAACTGTTGAAGAAGAAGCTCTTTTATCTAAAGCCGAGGGTGAGGAAAGACGCAATTTACTCTCTGGAATTAAGGCAGATCAGTACAACCGACAACCAGCACCGGCACCAGAAAATCCGGAGATGGCACCGCTTGAAAATATGCAAGAAGCAGTCACACTTAATGCTTATCGTTTCAACCATTTTGATCGTCCACGAAAGCCGTACATTTTTGCAACTATTTTTAATAATGAAAGTTCACCAGTAGGTCAGACAGACATGATCACACAGTCTGCGCCACTTCAACAAAACATTGATGAAACAAAACGCGACATAACACAGAACGCAAAACTTGTTAACGGAATTATAAAAGTTGATTCAACAGTGATGGATAAAGCTGATGCACAGCGTATGCGATTTGAAGCAGAGGGAATTATTTGGGGTAAGGGTGCAGTGGCTGGAGTTCAACGAGAAACTGGACCAGCACTTCCTGCGTTCGTTGTAGAAAATATGCAAGATAGTAGACGCGAAATAGATGACATCATGGCTGCGAGTTCTGCGTTCAAAGGAATTCGTGAGGGACAAGAAACTCGTGGTGGACGACTGGCACTTATTGACCAGTCATTTTTGCGACTGAATGAACTTGTACAAACTATTGATTATGTTAACTACGAATTATTTAATTGGTGGTACCAACTTGCAAAAGTTAGATACACTGAACATCACTACGCAAAATCTTTAGGAAAAAATGCAGCGACAGAATTGATTTCATTAACACAAGATGATTTTCTTGATGGTTCTGAAATTAGAATTATTGCCGGAAAAACACTTCCAGAAGATAGACAATTTAAGTATGAACAAGCGCAAGGTGATGTTGAGAAAGGACTACTTTCACCTGTTGACTATTTTGAAACGGCAGGTTATGACGCACCATCTGATAAAGCGAAAAATCGTGTGGTTTACGACCTCAATAAACCATTTGCAGTGGGTATTCCTGATGAAGAAATGGCAAAAATTGCACCTAAACCAGTAGAAGAACCACCTAAACTTTCTATGAATTATATTGATCTTCCTCCTGATGGTAAGGTCCAGATGGCGGCAAAAGCTGGTATCCAGCTTAACCCACAGATTCTAGTGGCAGAGGAAATTGCTGATAGAAATGAGAAGAAAGCGGCAGAGAAAAACAAAATGGACCTAGCCCATAAATCATTAGAAATGAAAGCTAACCAACCAAAACCAGCAGCACCTATTAAAAAATAGACACTAGACCGGGAAGTCGTTAAACTATTATTAGATAAGATCAAGCAACATCTGTTCAACCGCAAGGTCAAGTTCAGATGATGGCAATCACAAAACATATGACACTTGAACACGAAACTTTGGAACTTACTCCGGCAGTGGAAACACCAAGCCCAGTAGTACCACCTATAGAAGAACCAGCGGCTGATCCTACGCCACCGGCTCCGGAAGTTAAATCTGACGAAATCCTTTACGACCTCCCAGATGGTAGAAAAGTGAACGCAGATGCACTTCAAAGGGAATGGAAAGATAATTTCCTCCCAGAATTTACGAAAAAATCCCAGCGATTAGCCGAGATAGATCGTGAAAAGGACCTTAATAGACCCGGAGATGAACCAGCTTGGAAGAAACCAGACTATGTTCCACAAAATTATGCAGAGGTAATTGAGTTCGCAAAAAAGGAGGCGCTGAACGAAATCCAAAGCACACATCAAGCGGAACAAGCTAGGATTAAAGCCGTTCAGGATTCAGTTGATTCCGAATTAACTGAAATCAGAAAGGCAGATCCTAAACTAGACGAAAACTCCCTATTCCAACACGCGAATAAGTACGGATTCTCTAGTCTGAAAACAGCACATTCAAATATGTTAGACATGAAAAAAGCGGCAGTAGAGATAGAGCAACGCACGGTGAAAAATATAAAAACACGAGATGCGGACCCTATTTCAACTGGTCACGGAGGAGAACTACCAGATGCTGGTGGTTACGATCCAAACGAAATGTCCAACTTTGACAGTGCGACTTCCTATCTACAGTTCATCAAAGGGAAAAAATAACCCCTTACACATATGATATTTTCAGAAGCAGTTACATCAGTAACACGAAGTTACATTGTACCGAGAGTGTACGACACAATTTCAAAAGGTTCACCAGTCCTTATGAAACTTTTGCAGAACGCAAAGCCTTGGAAAACTGGAGTTAGTTACGAAGTTATTATCAAGTACCAAGATACAACAAACGGTGGAAACACTGGTATCGCGGACAAACTTGATACAGATCGCCAGAATGTTAGAACAAAGATGAACTTCACACCAAAAATGTGTTACAAGCCAGTTGTTGTTGCTAACATTGAAACAACTCTTAACCAAGGAGATGAGCAAGTTATTGACCTATTGGAAGCAGAATTTGATTCACAAGCACAGTCTTTGATGCAAGTCATGGCTACAAACTTGTGGACAGGAACCGGAGCAGGAAATGCTTGGGATTCTATCTTCAATGCGGCTGATGACGGAACAAACTTCCCTACATATGGAGGTCTTTCACGAACTACATACCCTACAATTAAAGGTTACTACCTAGCCGCAGCTGGTGCTTTGACACTTGCAAAAATGGCTACAGCGTATGATGCCGTAACTGTTGGTATGGACACTCCAGACATTATCGCTACAACAAAGGCTCTATGGTCAACATATGAATCTTTGCTACAGCCTACTGTCCGAGCTGGTTATACACAAAACGGTTATCCTAGGATGAACGGTTTTGGTATGGTTTCACGAACAGAGGGTATGACAGGTCAAGCTGGTTTTGATGTTCTATTCTTCCGAGGTACACCAGTTGTTAAGGATGAGCAAATTCCATCAGGAAAAATGTTCTTAATTAACACTAACTTCTTCGGATTTAAGGGTATCAATGTTTCTGGTCTACGACAGGTTAACTTCAAGAAGCAAAATCCTGGAGTACCTCTAGCAGTTCCAGGAAGAATTCCATCTACACGAGGATTCAACTTCCGTGACTTAATGTCACCAGTTGATCAACTTGCAGAAGTAGGTCATTTGATTTATGCAGGAAACTTCATATCAGAGAACCCACGACTACAAGGTCAGATGGTTGGTTTGTCTTAGTATTTATTAACCATATTTCCCCTTTACTGGCTCACACCAAGAGGGTTAACCTTAAAAAATATGAACGCACGAGATTATATCCCAGCTTTGAAATACGGAGCAAAAATTTTGCCGAGTGATCTCGCTGGTATGATAGGACTTGCATCTGTAGGAAACATTTTCTATGTAGATCCTACAGCTGGAAGTGATACTGCAAATAGCGGTACAGAAGCGAATGATGCCTTTGCAACAGTAGCTCACGCATTGTCAGCCATGAGTGCTGATAATGATGATGTTGTTATTATTGCTGCAACAGGTAGTACAGGTAGAACAACAGAAAGTGCAGCGATTGATTGGAATAAGAGACGAACTCACATTGTGGGTGCTGGTCCTGCTAGAAATATCAATCCTAGAAATGGTATTGGTTTTGCAGCATTGGGTGGAAGTGTTTGTTTTACAGTGTCAGCAACGAACTGTTCATTTACAAACATCTCCATAGCATCATTCACTGACAACAATGTTCTTGTTGATGTGACCGCTTCTTATAACACATTTGATTATGTTCATTTCCAGGGTATTGCAAACGATACCACTGGAGATGATACAGCAGCTCGTTCTTTGAGAATTACTGGAGCTGGTGAAATCATTGTGTCCAACTCAACTATTGGTGTTGATACTGTTACTCGTAGTACAACTAACGCTTCATTTGAAGCGACAGGAAGTTGTCCAAGAAACCAGTTCATAAATTGTTTGTTCCCTATCTACGCAGATAATGCAGGTCCAGTATTCGTTAAGTGTGCGACTGGAAACTGTAACGAAAGATTCCTTAAATTTGATGGATGTCTTTTCCTAAATGCAGTAGATGGAAGTTCAACAACATTGACTGTTGGTATGGATGTTGGTGCTACAGGTAACGGTGTGATATTTATGCGTGACTGTTGGATGCGTGGTGCGACTGATATGTGTGATACATATACGAATGTGTATGTTACCAATCCTATCGTCAATACTGCCAACCAGACATTCCCAATTATCGCAGCTACTTGATCCATTATTAGTTAACCAATTACGAATATGAGTGAAACAGACGAAGTTGTAACAGCTCCTGTTGAAGAAGCTCCTGCGGAGACAACTCCAGCGGAAGCTCCGGCAGAGGAGAAAAAAGAGGAGGAAGCAACTCCTACGGAGGAAACTCCAGAAGAAGTAGCACCGGAGGTAACTCCGGCACAGCCAGAATCAGTTGATTTGTAGATTATTAAAACTAAGTGGTGTTTACCACAAACGGCCGGAGGTTAAGAGCCAAAGGCTGAAACAAAATATATGAACCAGATTACATTCCAAGACGTCAATCAATCAAGCACTTCCGCATCTTTCAAAAAAGGACAAAGAGGTCAAACACCTGATGGACGTGAATGGGTTTACGTTAAGGCACAAAGCGCAGTAACAGCTTTTACGGTAGTTGTACCAGATGCTGTTACAGCAGTTGATACAGTGTCATCTTCAACAGATGCACTCGGTAGAATCGTCTACATTACTAAAGCAGCAGCAGGTTGGACAGTGGGTCAATTTGAGGATGCTATTGGTGTTGTTGATGATGGTACTGGTGTTGGTCAGGTCTTTAAGATCCGAGCTAACACAGCAACTACTCTTGAACTTTATCCAGAATCAGCTCTTGTAACTGCTTTGTCAGTTGTAGATTCAGATATAACTATCCGAACTATGGCGGAAGTAGATATGGCAGCTGTGACTGTAAAAGTACAGAGTGCTGTTGGTATTGCACAAATTGCTATCGCAGCTGGATCTTACGCTTGGGTTCTTACTAACGGAGACGGAGGCGTCTTTGCTGGTGAGGTTCTAACAGTAGGTGGAGGATTCACAACTGGTGATAACACTATTGGTTACGTTCAAAAGAACGTAGCGACAGAGACATCTATTACTGCTCAATATCTAGGATTCTGTCTCGTAGCAAACGCTGGAGCAGATCAGGAGACATTGGTGCGTGTAGATATTCGTTAAGCATTGTCTGTGCTTCTCTCTCTTGTACGGAGGGAAGCAAGACGCAGTGCTGAACTGCGACCCGGAACGGCGAAGCTGGGTATTATAAGTTCGTTAACAATTTAAGATTATGAATGAATCAGACTATAAGATAGTTCGTATTACGAACATATCAGATTTTGATTTCACCGGTGAGTTAGGTGCGCGTTTTGGCGAACGCGACTTCTTCGTACCTGCTGGTGGATCGTTATTGGTTCCGTTAACTGTGGGAGATCATCTTGCTATGCACTTGGCACGGCAAATGTTGATTAGAAAAGCACCTACGCGTGATGCTAATCAGATAGATGGTAGAGGTTCTGATAGACCTCTTTGGGATGATGCAATAATTGCGGAGTTAAAATCCAAGATTATGGCAGAAGTTTACGAGGAGGAAAAGAAGAATCCCTTATCAGAGGCGGATAGGTTAGCTGCCAAAGTAGAAGAACTTAACAGAGTAGTAGCACCGGAGGCAGGTGGAAATGCAGATGCTTCTGGGTTAGTGCCTGTTGAAGATACAGCCTCGGCATTGGCTTATAAGGACAAAGCACAAATAATATCTGAATTGAAAACGAAAGGGGTAGCATTTGATGCTCGTGCGAGTAAGCAAAAACTTGAAGAACTGTTAAAGGTTTAATACCTAAAAAAGTTTTTTAAGTATTCAGCCGAGTTGTATAGACAACATAACGAAGAATGTGGGGTGTCAAAGCCTCACTCGGCTATATGGATATAAAACAATTAGATCAAGAAAAATTTAATACGCTAAAAGAACTGACTGAAATTCACGCCAGTATTTCTAGTGGTAAGGTTGAATTGATCAAATTAAAATCAACAACGGATGAGTATATGAAACTCCGAGAAGTTGAAGCAGAGGAACGAGTTATTAAAGTTCTCAAAGAGAGCCGTACTGCACTAGAAGAAACATCACAAAATCATCAGGAACTCTCTGCCTATGGCACCGAGTTACAGGCATATGCCAATGAATTAAAAAGTATCTCTCTTGACATAACGGATCTCTTTAAGGATTTTAATAAACGCATGAAAGATGCAGAAGTTAGTCTGGATACAAATCATAAACAAGTTACGGAGGTTTTGAAAAATATAAAAGTTGAGAGAGTGCAAGTACAGGAAGATCGTAAAATGCTGGAACGAGAAAGAAAAGAAACTTATGATGGCACAAGATTATTAAAGGATAGACGAGATGCACTAGAACGTGCGTGGGCAGAGTTAGACAAAAAATTAAAAGATAATATATAAAAATATGACTGATCAATTTTTTCAACGAGATGCAAATTTTGTGCCAATAACAGGAATGGGATTAGTGGCTTCTAAAGCTATTACCTATGTTACTGCAACTACTGGGGCAACTGGAGCTACAACACTATTTACAGTCACAGGAACTGTGGTCGTTAGAGTGTTTGGAGTTTGTGGTCTTACCCTTGTAGGTGCTGCCACTTTGGAAATAGGTATCTCTGGAGCAACAGCAGTTATTCTTGCACAGATTGCTGATGCTACAACTCTTGCGACTGATGAAATTTATACAGATGCTACTCCAACAACAAAAGTTGAAGCAATCCCAGGACAACTTTTGATTGGTGCTGGACAAGATATTATTCAGACGATTGGAGCAACACCGATAACTGCTGGTCAACTAACATATTACTGTCTCTGGTTTCCGATTTCAGCAGACGGTAATGTAGTCGCGGCGTAAAGCACTTATTTTTTAAGAAATAATTACTAAATATATGACACAAGCATCACGAGACGAAAATCACATAACAACAATACTAGGCGTTTCAAACGCTGATGGTGTAACTACTTTATCTATCTATGCAAATCCTACAAATCACGGATTGACGATAAATGATGGTTTGGCAGGAAGTGATTTGTCAGGAGATGTTGATGCGAGAGATGAAAATCGTGTTGTTGCTTTTATGGCTGTTTCGGCTGTTGATGGTGTTACTCCAGTACCGGTATACGCGGATTCTTTAACCAATGCAATATTAGTAAGGTCAGCATAATTATTATTTTAATAAAAAATATATGAGTGATATAGCAAAACGAGACGAAAATCATGTTCCAACACTACTTGCAGTGTCATCTAGTGACGGTGTAAGTCCTGTCACTCTGTATGCTGATCCAACGACACATAGACTGTATGTGGATGGTATTGGTTCAACTGGATACACTGGCTACACCGGACCGACTGGATATACTGGCTATACAGGATACACAGGTCCGGGAAACTTTACTGGTTACACAGGTTACACCGGTCCAGCTGGGGCAGGATCTACTGGTTATACCGGATACACAGGTCCGATTGGTCCTACTGGTTACACTGGCTACACAGGCTATACAGGTCCTGGTAACTTTACTGGCTATACTGGATATACTGGTCCTACAGGTTACACTGGATATACAGGTCCGGGTAACTTTACTGGATACACTGGTTACACTGGTCCTACTGGCTACACCGGTTACACCGGCCCAAGTGGTTTGGCAGGTGGAACACTTACTGGTGTTATTGATCTAGGTGAGGGAGCTGATCCAGCTACTATAGGTTTACAACTTGATGCAGCGCTTGCTGATCAAAGATATTCTGGTATCACAGAAGCTGGAACAGCTGGAGCAACTATTGCTTTTGGTTCACTCTGTGCATTTCATGTGACTGATTCACAATGGTATTTAGCTGATGCAAATACCGCAGCAGCAAGTTCTGGTGATGCAAGAAAAAAACTAGGAATTTGTGTTGATGCAGCTGTAGATAACGGTTCTACATCCATGCTTTTGTTTGGAAAAGTTAGGGCAGATTCACTCTTTACTACAATGGTTATTGGAGGCCAGGTTTATGTCTCTGAAACAGCTGGAGAAATTACAACAACACAACCAACAACAGCGGATGTTGTTATCCGAGTTGTTGGTTTTGCGAATACAGCAGATGAGTTGTTCTTCTGTCCAAGTCCTGATTACATAACACACACTTAATATGAAAGACTCTCCATTCTTCACAGAAAAATATTTCCATCAATTTTGCATAGAGGGTGATACCTCAAATCATTCTTGTGGAAAGCACACCGGATGTCATGAAGAATTTGTACATGGTGGCGCAAATTTTCAAGAACCTCAATGTGTGAATTGTAGAAAGGAAGCATATCTAAAAACTCTAGGAAAAAAGGGAGATGAAAATAGAGTTTCAAAAGAAGAACACTTGAGGATTGTGAGAGTAAATTGTGGTCTTGAAACAGATAAGGGGGAAATAATTAAACAAAAATAATATGGCTTTTGTCGCAACAGAAAATTTTGATAGCTATGCAAACGGAGATAACATCTCTGGAAAAACTGGTGGCTCTGGATGGACTACTGCTTGGACAAATGGTGATCCTGGCAGTGTGACAAACGCCCAAGCACAATCTGGAACACTATCACTACTTACAGGAGCTGGAACAAATCCATCTAGAGACATGACTAATGTAACAATAGGTAGTCAAGATTCTTGGTTTTATGTAAATACCGATACTGGTTTAGTTAGATATTACAATTCTGGGAATTTACTTATTGCTATACGGACAAGTTCTGGAAACGTAGAAGCGTATGATGGCTCGGATTATAATGTTGTTGCAGCTTTTACAAATAACACATGGTTCAAAGTAACGATTGAACTAGACCAGACGAATCAGGCATACAAATATAGAACTTCAGTCAATGGTGGGACACCTACAGCATGGATGTCAAGAAACTTGGATGTGACTGCTACCGGTGTTGATAGATGGTTAACTTTTGAGGGATTCTATTCCGATACGATTGAACCATCAGCAGCAGCCAGTGCAATTAAAACTATCAATGGTCTTGTAAAAGCCAGTGTCAAAACTGTTAATAGTTTAGCAATAGCCAGTGTAAAAAATTGGAATGGATTAGCATAAAAATTATGAATGAAACAATATCTACAATTTTAGGAGTTGGAGGAGTGGGAGGAATAGTCTTTGGTGTATATAACTATTTCAGAAATCCACAAATCAATTCAGAAAAAACAAATGCACTTTTTGGACAGAGATTGGATGAAATACAAAAAGAAATATCAACATTTACAACTGGATTTCAAGCACATCTTCAATCTGATCTTACTTCATTTAGTAATCTCAATACTCATATAGTGGAAGTGGATAAAAGTGTTGTCCGATTAACAACTATAATTGAGGAGAGGATTCCTCGTAAAACAAAAAAATGATTGGATCAAAGTACATAGAAATAAACTGGAAGAACTGGGTGCAGGGAATGACAACATCTAACTTCACGGAAGATGGCGGTTTTTCCATAGGTCCAGGTGTAACTTTTGGTGGAACTTCTAATGTAAATCCTCTCATTACACAAGGTATTCTAAACTTCCCAGCGTTACCAGTTGATAAAAGTACCGGTCTGGTTGGAGAAATCTTGATGAGTTGTGAAGATGGTAATGTTGTTGGTGTAAAAGATAGACTTGTTGTTTCACGAGTGAATAGCACAACAGCAAAGTTCTACACATTAAATGGTGCTGATGTCCTATCTCTAGTAGATACAGATTCAACACGCGACTATCAACAAGGTAAAAGTGATATGGCTCCTTTTGGAACTTTTGCTTATGGAACATCATCAACATATATCTTTGAGTGGAACATAGCTGGTGGAACTGTGAACCAAACTTTCCAAGATCTAACAGCAACTTACACAAACGCATCAGTTGTTCCTCATCCTGTGTTGTTCTTTGAGAACAATATGTTTTATGGAAATGGAAACAAACTTCTCCGACAAACTACTCCTGGTGGTGCTGCTACAACGATTCTAACTCTTGATACAAGTCAGGTTATAGTCGCTTTTGGAATTGATCCTGGATCTGGGAAGATGTTAATTTCTACAGTTACACAGATCAATTTGAGTGATACAGAAAACACTACAGCAAAGGTTCTGTACTATGATGGTTTTAGTAACAAGCCTCTAAAAGCAGTTATCGTTGATGAGATGATCACTTGTTTCTATGTTGTTGGAGGGACTATCTTTATTGCTTACGGGCAGAACTTTGGTTATTGGTCCGGGACCGGTATACAGTTTTTGCGAAGATTAAATGTGGCTCTTGATTTTAACCAGTTGGTCTACAAACACAAGATAACAAACATAGGACATATTCTATTTATTGCAGAGAAAAATAGAATCCTCGCTTTTGGAGAAGTGATGCAGGGACAGGGTAGGTGTTGGTGGTATGCACTAGAAAATACATCAGGAGGATTACCAGTGAATCTAACTGTAGTCTTTAATCTTGGTGATAATAAACTCGGCTATTCATATGATGATGCGAAGTTCTTTACACTTAATACAAGAAGCAAAGCAGATATAGACACAGCAAATGCTTTGGTATTTTCAAGGAAGTATGATTTTCCTAGAAATGTAACATTCAATAACTTTGTCATAGATTTTGAAGATGAGATACCAATCAATGTTGATATTGGAAATGTTTATATTTTCAATGACACTATTTCTGCTCCTTTCATTGGAACAGTGCGAACCAACCAAGCAGGAATTCTGACATGGCAAGTTCCATATCCAACACTACAAGCTAGATCAGTACAAATTAGGTATATTCCTGCTAGAAATCTTGGTATAGAGAGAATTACTTGGTTCTATAACGATAAAGAATAAATATATGCAAGAAGATATAAACAGATTACAGAAGCAAATAGATGAACTAAAAAGGGTGATCTCTTACCAAGGTCAGACTGTTGCCTATGGTATTGATTTTGCAAATCTTACAAACTTTATTGAAGTTGTCACTGTCGTTCCAACCTATACTCCTACTGATGTATATGAGCAGGTGAAGATTTACTATAATAGTGGAGGACCAGCGTGGGCGTTATATCTTTACGACAATGTTAACAATGTTTGGAAATCAGTAGCATTAACATAAAAACATATGAAATCACTAACCACATCAATAGCATTACTAAACAGCATGACAAAGGTCCCAGCAGCGGACACAACAAACACAACGCTTTTAACGCAGTTGTGGAATGATAGTGTGCGTACTGTTTGTTCTATCCGGTCTGGAAAGTGGTGGTTTCTCCAAACACGAACAGAGATTCTTGCTAGTTCTTCAATGACTGGTTCATATCCAATACCAGCTGGTGTCCGAAGCATCATAAATATCTATACCACCGTTGGTACTACAGTCTATGTTCCTATTCCTATTTTCAGTCCAGAAGCGTGGAATATAATTCTGGCTTCAAATCTTGGTTCATCAGATGTGCCACAGTTTTCTTTCATCCAAGGAAGAAACATTTTAATACAACCTGTACCATCTACCGGATCAGGAATCATAACTGTCCGAGGAAGAAAAAATGTTCCAGATTTAACTATCGCTGATATTACAATGGCGATCTCTACAGCGACTTTTGATAGCACCGCAATAACTATTGCAGCCGGAGGTCTTACTTCTTTTGCTGGTAGATATATACGAATAACAAATACTGGAGTAAATACAACTACAGGTGATGGTCAGTGGTATGAAATAGCGTCAGCAACAGCAACAACAATTACTTTGGTATCACCATACAAAGGCGTATCAGTGGCAGGTGGATCATCAACTATTTCGCAAATGACACCAATACCGGAGGCATATGATATGGCACCTATTTACAGAACTATGGCTCTATTTAGCCAGATAAATGACCCACTTCATCCAGCCGTTAATCAGCTTTATTGGAAGCTGTATGATGGTGGTCAAGAAGCAGGATTAGCACCATTGGTTGGTGGTATGGTCGGGCAGATGTTGGAGGCGGAGGGTGAAAGTATTGAGGGTGCATATGTTCCACCATTAAACAGTGGAATGATAAATCCTTACACACCCCCATATTGGCTTCCTTATCAAGACGCTTCGGGTTTCTAAAATATATATTATGAAAAAGTTATTTCTTACAAAAGAAAAATATGCTCTAGTTGATGATAGTGATTTTGAATTACTTTCTAAATATAAATGGAGTTGTAATGGTGCTGACTATGCTAGAAGAACAATTCATAGTGGAGGGGAACCAGGAAAGATTCATTCTACTAGAAAGACAAAAAAGATATTTCTTCATCATGAAATACTAGGTAGACCACCAAAAGGAATGGTAACTGATCATATAAATAGAAATCCATTAGATAATCGTAGAGTTAATTTAAGATTTTGTACCCATAGTCAAAATCATGCTAATGAAGAAAAACATAAAAATAACACATCAGGATATAGAGGAGTTACATTTCATCAGGGAAAGTGGAGAGCAAGGATAAAACATTTAGGGAAGTGGTATCATTTGGGTTATTTTGTTAATAAAAAAGATGCTGCAATTTCTTACAACATTGGTAATAAAAAATTCTTTGGATCGTTTGCTTTATTAAATAAATTATAAACATATGCAACCAGACTACAAAAAACAATTTGCGATAGCACACAGTACACCGTCAGGTGTTCCGGATTTTAACTTTGGTACACCAACAGTACCTAACGCAAACGGTGCAACAAGTCCGGCAAAGGATGCGTATGTTGCTAATGTTGCAAAATCCACAGCTCCAACTGTTGCCGGTGCTGGTAGTCCGGGAAGTTATCAAGGCACAGTAATAAATGCTGGTACTGATGCACAGGTATCAGCACAAATGGCTGCTATTGATGCTGCTCGTGGTGGATCAACAACTGGTGGTACAACTCCTCCACCAACAGATACTCCTGCTCCAGTAAAATCAGCAGCCGATACTTCTTTTGAAACATATTTACAGTCACTACAACAACCAGAAGAAGTTACAGCACAGACAGAATATCTAAATAAATTAAATCTACAAAGTAAGTTGGACCAAGAAAAAGCATTAGCGTCAGGTGAAACCCTAGGCTTTGCAACTGGTGAAGCACAAAGAGTAGCAAGAAATAATGCGCTATATCTTGAAGCTGCTGGTAATACTCTTGATGCTTTGGTTGCTAAAAACGCATCTAAATCAACGATAGCGAAAGCACGATTTGATTACGAACAGGCAAAACTAAAAACACAAGAAGATAAAAATAAAGGATTTGAACTTGGTCCAGGACAAGTACGATATGATTACGATCCAAAGACAGGTAAACCTATAAAAGTAGCAAGTGTCCCACCAAACCCAACA